CAGACTAGGATAGTAAGGAAGTACGGAATCAACAGGGAAACCGTGATCAGCGTCCTGTCGGACTACACGGATCACCTGGGTAAGTTCAAGGAATTAAGCGGCAAGATTGCCGCTAAGAACTACCTAAACCTCAGTAGCTTAGAAGAGGACCTGATTAACTCTGTAAGGGAAGACCTAGAGTCGGGAGAACTAAAGCCCACTGTAAGGGACTTAAAGGAAATTTCGATCTCTGTATCCAATGCAGCTAGGCAGGCCTTTACTTCACGTGGCGAGGCCACGCAGATTACTGAGGACCGCCAGGTCATTACTCAGGAGGACTACGAAGAAACTATCAAGGCGGCCCGAGACAGGATCGCCAATCTTAAACAAGCCGAAGAAGCAGAACTAGTACAGGAGGACACAGATGGGTAAAGGATGCACACCCCGAAAGGGACACGACGCTGCTAAGCAGCGCAAGAACTACGACGACATTGACTGGAGTAAGAAGCCAGTAGCCCCGAAAACGGAGCAGCCGAAAAAGTCTAAGTAATGCCTATTACTTTTACAGAGCACCCTATAGTGCGGCCTCCTACGGACGAGGAGATAGTCCTGCTTGGAGAGCAGGACCCTCAGCTATTGGCAGACTTGCACGAGGCTCACGAAGGTAGAATCAGGGCGGCAACAGAGGACCCTATGCGATACGGCTTTGACCTAGAGGGCTGGGGCAGGATCCGAAACGGCTTGCAGAAGAACAACGAAGTCCTGGCCCTGGGCGGCAACCGCAGCGGCAAGACTACTGGCTGCGCCAAGATGCTCATGGAGGCTGTTACCGAAAGCATGGACGGTCATATTGTATGCTTCTCTCAAAATGCAGATACGTCCATCAAGGTGCAGCAGGCTGCAATCTGGGAGATGATGCCCAAGGAGTTTAAGAGGAAGACCAAGAGCGTAGACGGTTACATTAATTACTCTATGCAGAACGGATTCACTGCATCGTCGTTTATCTTTCCCGACACCAGGACACGTGTAGACTTTAAGACTTATACGCAGTACAGCAACAACCAGACAATCTTAGAAGGCTTTGAGTTTGGATTTAGGCAGCCCGAGGGGCTGAACATCGGAGCCTGGTTGGACGAATACCTCGGCGACGCAGCGCTGGTCAATACCTTGCGCTTTCGTTTAGCTACTCGGGATTCCAAGATGCTTATAGGATTTACACCTATTGACGGCTATACACCCTTTATATCGGAATACCTTAAGAACGCAGAAACTCTCAAGACAAAGCCTGCGGCTTTGCTGAACAAAAAAGCAGTGCCCATAGAGCAATACAGCCCTAGCCGTGATGCTTCTGTTATCTACCTGCACTCAGACGAGAACCCGTTCGGGGGTTATGAACGTATAGCCAAAGACTTAATCGGCAGGCCTGACTCCGAGATACTGGTCCGTGCCTACGGCGTACCAGTAAAATCAGCAAATGCTTTGCTTCCTTACTTTAATACAGAGGTAAATGTACTAACGGCAGAACCTAACAAATACGGCATGCAGTTCCCCGACATCTCGGATAAGTCCAGGTTCAGTTGCTACCAGGTGGTTGACCCTGCGGGCGCAAGGAACTATACTTGCATATGGGCTGGAGTTAACGAGCACGGCGAGGTATACATCCGCAAGGAGTGGCCCGACCGTGATAGCTTTGGTGAGTGGGCAATATTCGGAGATCCTAAGTGGAGATACGGTCCAGCATCTAAGAAGGTAGGCCTCAATGTAGAAGGATACTGCGAACTATTTAAAGAGATCGAAGACGACCTAGGCCTAGAAGTAACTGAACGCATCGGGGACTCCAGGTTCTTTGCCAAAGAAAACGAAAACAACGACGACCTGTTTACTTCGTTCTATGATTTTGGTCTAAGTTTTATACCGTCGAACGGAGCTATGGAAGATCAGGGCATTACTGCCCTGGATGATTGGTTTAACTATAACCCCAACGTGAGCATTGATGCAAGCAACAGGCCCCTGTGCTACATACACAAGGACTGCGGAAACCTTATAGATAGTCTGATAAACTATAACAAGCAGGGAAAACCAGACGAACCCCTGAAGGATTTCTTCGATGTAATACGATACTTAAGAATGTCTAACGGAGGCGAGGGACCAGACTTCATGTCCAGCGCATCTATGCAAACAACAAGAACAAATAAAGGAGGATACTAATATGCCTAAGAAAAGACTAAAGACAATTGCCGAAGAGCACAAAGTTGAACTGGACTACATCGTAGAACTGGTAGACTCAAAACTACCCGTGCATACCATTACAGGAACTGGCTACGCCAGGTGGATCAATGAAGAAGGACAGGAACTGCTGGCCGAAGCCATTGATATACCAGAGCTTATGCCTAAGAGATACAGGGGCATAGTTCATTCAAAGGCCCCGAACCGCAGCTATGTCTACGTTTACATACACGAAATACAAAAGAAGGTACCTATGGTTATTGCTCGCAAGTTTGAGGATTGGCTAACAAAAGGTAAACAAGTAAACGTAGAAGCTATAGAGGACGAAAGGGGAACATCGTATCGCTATGTCCGATGAAAAAGATATTACTCTTGATCCAGAATGGATAGAAGAACAGGTGCATCGTTTGTCTGGATGGGAATATTTAAATCGTCATGTAAGGCATGAACTAGACAAATCTATGCTTCCACAAGAATTATGTGATAAAATTGGCGTTCACAAGGGTTACATCCATGAGATGACAAAATCAATCCGAAGAAAACTAAATGCAAAATAAATCTAACTTTGAGGCGTTGACATATGTTGATGCAATTCCAGATATTAAAGCACTTCGTAATGCATACGATGAAACCGTCAACGAGCTAGAGACTTACTTTGATTTATGTCGTACTAGTTACGATGACCGCAGGAACTGGTGGCCAGGCAAAAGCCGTGATCACCGCAAGCATGGAGCAGACGCATTCCCCTGGGAAGGTGCATCCGACACAGAGAGCCACGTAATCGACGAACGTATTACACGATTGGTTTCTCTGTTTATGTCTTCGCTTAATCGAGCAAACATTCGTGCTTACCCAGTAGAAGCAAGTGATATTTCTCGTGCAGAGATTGTATCTTCATTTCTTAAGTGGATGACCACTAGCGGATATATTCCACGCTATAAGCGTGAAATGGAGTTAGGTGCTAACTACTTGCTAGAAAGAGGCCTATTAATTACATATGTAGGATGGCACAGTGAAGACCGACAGTTCTTGCAAAAACTTACCCTTCAACAAATTGCAGAACTAGATCCAAATATTTTTGGTGCAGTCCAATCAGGGGAAGACGATGACGAACTAGTATTTCTACTGCAAAAGATTTTTGAAGGGGTCACCGACAAGCGTGCAAAAAAAGCATTAAAGGAACTTAGAGATCTAGGCGAAGCCGAACTCCCCGTTGTTCGCAGGCAAATTAATGCTCCAGAAATTAAAACACTGGCCCCAGACGGCGACTTCTTTTTTCCTCCGTATGTAACCGACCCTCAACGAGCACCTTACTGCTTCTGGAGAACTTACTATACAGCTCAAGAACTTGAAAACAAAGTAGCAACTGCAGGCTGGGACGCAGACTTTGTTGACTACATTATTGAGCATTACCGAGGAGTAAACATTGACAGCATTGAAAGAGAACAGGAAGGCCGCCGTAGTATTAGCTTGACCGATAACGCCTATGAGGCAAATGAACTAATAGAAATCGTGTATGCGTACCAACGGCTGGTCGACCCTGAAGATGGATCAGAAGGAATCTACTGCACAGTATTCCACAAGGAGTACAGCGGAGAAAACAATGAGGCACCTGCTTATGCAAAGCGTGAACTGCTCAACGGCTACGAGGACTACCCAGTTGTAGTTACAAAGCTGTCCGAAGACAGCAAGCGTTTGTACGACACAACTACAGTTCCAGATCTTCTTCGTGGTATTCAGAACCAGGTCAAGGTAGAGCGTGACTCCAGAATTGACCGCAATAGTTTAGCAACCCTGCCCCCTATCTTGCACCCAGTAGGACAGGCACCCAGTGACTGGGGTCCAGGGCGAATGATTCCTTATCGCCGTAAGGGCGATCTGGACTTTGCGCCTACGCCAGCCTTTAATCAAGGATCAGTAGAAATGGAGGTCAATCAGTCTACGCAAGCGGACCGCTTGGTCGGACTTGACGAAGACTCTCAGATTTCTAGTATACGCAAGCAGTTCTTGGTTGATAAGTTCTTGCAGCACAACGCAGAGGTTATGCGTATGGCATATCGTTGCTTCCAACGCTTTGGGCCAGACGAAGTATTCTTTCGTGTAACTGGTATCCCAGATCCTCAAGTTATGGACCGAGGCGACCCAGACGAAAACTTTGACATTACTATTAACTACGATGTCTTGAACACAGATCCTAAGTCTCAAGAGGTTAAGCTGCAGCAAATGACTCAGCTTATACAGCTGGACCGCAACGGGCGCATAGACGTAGACAGATTAATTTCTGTTCTTGCAGGTTCGGTCGATCCTATACTTGCGGACTCAGTCTTGACACCTGTCGAAGATGCACAGCAGCAAGTAGTTAAGGATGTAACCGATGACCTCACCAAGATATACGCTGGCATCGAAATGCCAGCACGTGCAAGCGGAGGACAGATTGCTATGCAAGTCCTTGAGCAATACGGTCAACAGCCAGACATTCAGCAGAAGCTACAAGAGGACGAAGCCTTTGCTGCAAGGTTGCAGAAGTACGCAGGTCAATATCAGTTCCAGATGCAACAAATGCAGAACGCTGAGATTGGTCGCATAGGTACTACTCCTGCACAGATGGGAGAAGTTGGCACCCAAGAAATGCCACAATACTAATATGGAAAAACCTCAAATCGAAGAAGACATCGAGCACCTCAAACGGCACGATTCATTTAACCGCTTTATAGATTTTGTAAAGCAGATGCGGGAGGAGTGCATCGCAGAGATGTACGAGTCTCCTACAGACAAGATCCAACAACTTTCAGGACGTATACTTAGTTATGATCAGATCTTAACTATGTCTACCTGGGGCAAGCATTCCCCATCCGAATAATTTCTTGCACGCATTTTGTGTGCTATAATGCAAAACATAGCTATCGCTCGGCGTTGAAGAGTGGAATTATATGAACAACGAAGTCACAACGGGAGACGCTGAACCCGAGAACTCTACAGCGGAAGAAAAGACAAATATAACAGCGGAGGATTTTGCGATTCAACGCTTAGGGCCACCAGCCCCTGAACCAGAAGAAGAAGAGACTTTGGAGGTTGAGGAAGAGGAGGCCGACGAAATTGCTACTGAAGAAGAAGAAGGTACGGAGGAATCAGACGAGAGTACTGAAGACGAAGAACCCGAAGCCGAATCAGAAGAGCAAGTTCTTTCTCAGATTGATTTAGACGAAATGTCCGAAAAGGAACTGCGGGAACTAGCCGACAAGCTAGGCAGCCGTGCAGTAGCCCGATTCGGAGAACTCACGGCTAAACGTAAGGCAGCAGAAGAAAAGCTACAAGAAGTTGAGGCTAGACTTTCTGCCGAGCAAAACAATCCCCTGCAACCTAAGCAAGAAATTAAAGACAATCCGTTTAAAGGCGTAGACACTATCGAAGATCTACAAACAAAAGCTACGGATGCCAGTAATATTATTGAGTGGGCTGAAGACATTTTATTCAATGCAGACGGATACGAAGCCGATGATGTAGTCACAGAAGTGGAAGGCAAGGAAATGACCAAAGCCGATGTTCGCAGTTCTTTACTGCAAGCACGAAAGTCTAGGGACAAGTTTCTTCCAGCCAGATTAAAGGAAATAAAAAACCTAGAGGAAAGTAAAAAAATGCAAGAGCATCTTAATGCTCAGGCAGAAAAAGAACTATCCTGGCTAAAAGGCGAAGACAACGATATACGGCGTTCTTACGAGGCTATTATGAAAGACCCTAGGGTTGATACAATGATGTCTAGTGTTGCCGCAGAAGTAAAAGCACAGATGCCATATCTACTAGCTCACGCAGCTAATAGCATCTATGGTAGAAAAGAAATAAAAGATTCAAAGTCTAAGGTAAGGATTAATCCTTCTAGCACTTCTACGCCCAGTGCAGCAGGCTCTGAAAAACAAGTTAGCCGCACTAATAAATCAATCAAGAACTTGAGTACTCAGTTTAAGCAATCAGGACAAAAAGATGACTTCATTACTCTCAGAACCCTTCAACTAAAAAATAGATAAATTAATTCAATCATAAAATATTATGGCATTCTCAAATACATTCGACACCACTAATCCTGGTTCCGCTGTTTCTAATCGTGAAGACCTCACAGATGTACTTACCATCTTGGCTCCCGAAGAAACTCCCGTCCTATCATCTGCTTCTAAACAGAAGTCTTCTGCTACATTCACCGAATGGACAGTAGACGCTCTTTCTGCTCCTAGCACCGCTGGAGTAGAAGAAGGTGCAGATGTCGTTCTTCACACTGACCAATTTGCAGGTCGTGCTCGCCTTGGTAACTACGTCCAAAAGTTCCGCCGCAACTTCAAGGTTTCCGACCTTCAAGAAGCTGTTGATTCTGTTGGTCCAGCCAAGGTTGCACAAGCTGAAGCTAAAGCTATTCGTGAATTAAAGCGTGACGTAGAAGCTACATTGATCGGTACACAAGACCGCAGCATCGAAGATGGTGCTGGTACACCTTACGGCCTTCGTGGTCTTGGTGACTGGATCGACTCCGCTGGTCCTACTGATGTTCCTGCTGGGTTCCGTACTCCTGCATCTTCGATCTACGACATCAGTACTTCTGGTGCATTTACCGAATCTGCGTTGAACGACTTGATCTCTTCGATCTACCGTGAAACTGGTAACTCCAACAACCTTATGCTTGTTGCCGATACTGGCCTTCGCCGTACCATTGCTGACTTCGCTCGTGTATCTGCTGGAGCAACTGAAAACATCCGTAGCGTAAACTACGACGGTAACAAAGCTGAGATTAAACTCTCTGTTGAGCTTTACCAAAGCGATCACGGCATCGTGTCCATCGTCAACATGAACCCAGATACTGCTCCTGCTACACTTGCTGGCGGTTCTGACTTCAACGACGGCTACCTCATCAATCCTGAGTACTACGGCGTGCACGAACTGATCCCAATGGGATCGACTCGCCAGCCTAACAATGGCGGTGGTGAACGTGGATTCGTTGATTGCACACTAACGCTTGGTGTATACCACCCTCAAGCGCACGGTAAAATTACTCAGTAATTCATACTTAAATTCTGGTCGAGGGGGGCAAAAGCCCCCCTTGCCTTTTTTTATTTTTTATTTTAAGCAATGGATATTATTACACCAGCTACAACTTATTCTGACGCAGAGGTCGACGAGGCCTTCATGAATGAAATTAAGAATGGATTTGCACTTGAGCGACGGACAGAAGCAGCTCGTGTAAACCAGGCTCGCAAAGAAGCCACGCAGGAAAAAGGAAAGGTGCACCCTGTGCTAGGTCGTTGCGTAGCAACAATACCGCACCGTGAGTACTTTAGACTCATTAAAAAATACGGACAAGAAACAGTGCACTCAAAAGAGTTCCTGGCTTATTTCCAAAAGAATTTCTCGGATCTTACACCCAATAAACTTTAATGCAGACTAGGGATTACAAGGATTTATTTAGATTGACTAGTTCTATGATAGGAACTGGTGGAGAACTTTCTGCAGACGAGCAGACTCAAGTATCTAATTTTATAAACCGAAGGTTCCAACAGGCATTTGACGAAAGTCCAGTATGGCCCAGGTATCTAGTTAGCTCAGAAAAACGGGAAATTTATTCTTATAACATTTCTGGCATTACCAATGGGCAGCATACCCAGATGAATCAGAACTATAAACTTATTGGTTTAAACTCAGGAAGAAACATAGCTGACGATGCTGATATTGGTAAGAGTGCAACCAACGTGTATCAAGGAGGTTCAACCGATACAACATTTATATATAAAAATACTAGTAACGCTTGGGTTATTGCAACCTCGATTAGTAGCTTTGAAGTGGGAGCCGATGGAACAATTTCATTAGAATCTGCTGGAACGGTAAAGTTTACCGAAGCAGATACCGTTAAAAAAGATTTAATACAGGATGTTGTTACCTGGACCGAAAATGATAACTCGCTTGGACCTCCAATAATCTCACTTAAAAACTTAATTCCCTATACGGAAACGGGAAAGAACTCCATCGGTGACTTTAATCGTATTCATCGCAGAGCGGCGTTTTTAAATGATTCATCTTTGGAGTATGAGTTTTTCGTAGATTTTGATGGAGCCAACATTTTAAACATTGCCAACTCAACTGAT